AGCCTCAGATGGCCGCTAAACGAGTGTTTGATATCCCTGCTATAGTTACCTCCCCAGGAAACTATCCTCCAGCCATTGAATATTTGAAATCAGTGAACTCTTTGGAAGCTTATGAAGCTGGCTGGATAAAGGTCAGATATGCTCCTGCTGAGAAGCGGGTGTTATTCTACAATCAAGATCATACAGGTGCCGTTGGACGGTCTCTGTGCAACAGCAAATACAAGTGGTGGAACTACGGCCAGCTAAGTGGCGGTATACATGTCGGGCAAGGGAATCATGCTGTCCTGGTTGAGGATGTTCCATCAGCCTGTGCTGTTTCCCGTCTTAAAGATTACGTTGGGGTAGCTTTGCTAGGCACGAATTTAACAAAGGGCATAAAAAACACTCTTACAAATTATGCGGCTGTTACATTAGTTCTTGACAATGATGCGAGTAAAAAGGCTATAGTAGTTGTGTCTAGCCTAGCCGAGTGTAAGTTGCGCTTAACTAGGGCAGATCTTAAAGAACTGACTGAGACACAAATAGGGAGGATTCTAAATGTGGACTGATCTAAATTCACAAAAGGGAATGATTCCGCCAGTATTACTGGACTATCAAGAAGAAGTTGGTGAGCAGAAACGGCAAGGCTATGGAGATAACTTCTCTTGGACACTTTGCAGAATAAGCATGCCGTTCACCATTTCCGACTTCTGTACAGCGGGAGGGCTTTATGTGAGCGCAAGCTCATGGCAAGACCCGCCAACTGGCCCCACCCCACAAATTTAAAGAGACAGTTTCATTCTAGAGCAACTTGTTATAGTTGCATCGAACATACAGGACGATAGGTCTGTATAAAAAGGTAGGGTATACTTAAATGAAAGCTAGAGCCGTAGTCATAATTGACTTGGACATTCAGGGAGGCTTTAAAGAAGCCGCACTTGAGCAGGAAAAAATAGAACAAGCTGTTGCAGCGATTGTCAAAGATAATCCCAACGTGATCTATCATCAGGTCGATATGAAAGAACGTAGAGGCGATAAGAAGGTTGACATCACGCAGATGAAATTCCGCAATAGTTAGAAACTGAACCTCTTTAAATAAAAATTGCCTCAGATTTTTTCTGGGGCTTTTTTTATGTCTCATGACATGTTAGTGGTGGCGTTGCTAAATCATTAACAAGGGGCATAATAAAGTGGAAATAAATCTACTAGCAACGCTACTGAGCAGTGAAACATACCAGGTACACCAACAGAGAATAAGAAGGTCAATCTTTTCTGATGAGCATTTACAGTTATTAGATCTCATCGTTGAAGGTCACAAGAAATACGAAACCGATCTACATCCAGAAGATCTTTACGCTATGTGGCTGGTTCAAAATCCAGTTGCGACAACAGCTTTGGTGCATGACTTTAGGGATTTGTTAGACAATCTAAAGACGGCTCCTGCTATCAGTGAAGTAGTGGCGGCTGACATCATCCAAAATCTTTGGCAGCAAGAAGTTGGCCGGGACGTTGCAGCATTAGGAATAAACATGGCTGAAGGTGATAGCGCAGCTATGACCAAGCTAAAGCGGTTGTTGGAGACTGTAGCTGACAGCTATCTCCCTGATGATTTCGGGGAAGACTGCATTGCTGACATGGATGAATTGATGGATTTCAGTTCGAATGAAAACAAGTGGAAGTTTAACATCCCCACGTTGCAGCGAGAATTGTATGGCGTTGGTCCGGGCAACTTTGGTGCGATATTCGCCCGGACTGAAGCCGGTAAGACATGCTTCTCTATTTCAATCTGTGCAGCCCCCGGCGGCTTTGCGGATCAGGGAGCGAAGGTCTTTTATCTTTGCAACGAAGAAGACGTTAAAATCACTAAGCTAAGAGCGGTCCAAGCTTGGTCCGGTGCAACTGCTGAAGATTGTATCTTGGGCGCTAAAGAAGCTTACACGAAGTTCCTAGATATTGATTCCAATCTACGCTTCAGGACAATCAACGGCTGGGATGTCGATAAGCTTGATGCATTCCTGACCAAGAACCCTGCGGATGTAGTCGTATTGGATCAAATAGATAAGCTGGAAATCTCAGGAACTTACGATGGTCTGCATCGCAAGCTGGGCGCTTTATACCAATCTGTCCGAGAGCTAGCCAAGCGGCATGAGTGTGCAATCCTTAGCGTTACTCAGGCCAGCATAGAAGCTGATGGGCGCACTCGCATTGAAGCCAGCATGATGGCTGACAGCAAAACCTCAAAACAAGCTGAGTTAGATCTGATCATCGGCATCGGCATGGCTGCATCTACAGGCGATAGCCCTGACAATAGGAGGTTTTTAAACCTGTCTAAAAACAAACTTTCCCCATTCCACGGCATGATCAACTGCACGATTGAGCCACTAATTTCGAGGTACTCCGTTTAATGGGCAAACGCTCTAACTTCGAGCGCAAGCCACGGGACTTTTATCGAACGCCGGTTGAAGCCGTGGCTCCGCTTATTCCTTACATCCAAGATGTTCAGACCTTCTGTGAACCATGCGCTGGTGATGGGGCGCTCATCCGCTCTGTCTCTGCCATCGGGCTGCAATGCGTCAGTGCTTATGACATCGAACCGAATGGTGCTGGGATTGATATCCATGATGCCCTGCTTCTTGATGAGCATCATTTGAACAATGCTGACTTAATCATAACAAACCCGCCTTGGGACCGAGCGATATTACATCCGCTTATCGCTCAGTTATCTGACCTCAGACCCACATGGCTGCTGTTTGATGCTGATTGGATGCACACACGTCAATCAACTCAGTACCTGCCACGACTACGCAAGATCGTCAGCATCGGCAGAGTGAAATGGTTCGATAAAACTACCGGCAAAGACAATGCCTGTTGGTATTTATTCGACAAGCCTCGTCACAATCCTGCCCGATTTTACGGGAGACTGTAATGAAAATCCTTGTGCTAGACCTGGAAACCACCGTGCAAAAGATAGCAGGAAAGACTGACAATTCCCCCTTCAACCCTCAAAATAAATGCGTGTCAGCACACTTCGGCTGGCTAGGCTGGGATAGTGTAGAAGATGTTACTAACCTTGTTTTTTATCACGATGATTATCCTCACCCTGATGACCATAAGTCGCTAGAGGATGCCTTGAAAGAATGCGACCTCGCAGTCCTCCAGAACGCTAAGTTTGATTTCAATTGGCTCAAAGCTATGGGCTTCACGCTTCCTCGAAAAGTATATGATACGATGATTGCGGAATATGTGTTGTCCAAAGGCCAGCGCAGACCGTTATCATTAAAAGTAATAGCGGAGCGCCGGGATGTTACCCGCAAGAAGAGTGACCTTGTTGATGAGATGTTTCACGCTGGTGTCGGCTTTGAGCGTATGCCTTTGGAAATCATGCTGGAATATGCTGAAGCAGATGTAAGATCCACTGCCGAGGTTTATTTATCGCAGCAAGATGACTTTTCCAAACCTTCCCATGCAAGCCTCGTTCCTGTCATAGACATGATGAATGAGATGCTGTTTTTTTTGGTCGATATAGAGAGTAACGGCGTACAAGTAGATCAAGATGTTCTGAACCAGGTTGCAGACGAATTCAGCGCAGAGAAAGCTGTCCTGTTTAAACGGCTAAATGAAATCGTTGAGCAAGTCATGGGCGATACTCCAATCAACCTCAACAGCGGTGCGGATCTCACGAAGGTTATTTATAGTCGTATGGTGATTGACCGGGACAAGCATAAATTGGCTTGGAACATCGGCATGCAGCCGAATGGCCGACCAATGATGCCACCTCGAATGAATAGATCCCAGTTTGTTAAGACCGTTCGTGAAACAACACGGGTTGTCCACAAGACTATGGCTGTATGCTGCCCGGAATGCCGGGGCATGGGAACTGTGCAAAGAATGAAGAAGGGCGGTGATCCTTTTAAAAACCGCACAAAGTGTCCCTCCTGCATTGGAGCCGGGGCTTTGTATGAAAGCACAGGCCAAGTAGCGGGGCTAAAGCTTAATCCCAGCAACTCATCATCTTCATCGATCAATGGCTTTAAAACTGACAAAACTACAGTGGCAGAGTTAATCAGTCAGGCGCATGATAAGAATAACCTCATAGCAATAGAGTTCCTAACTAAAAGCAGCCGGTTGAGTGCGGTCACCACATATCTGGATACCTTCGTTGATGGCATCAAGAACTGGACCCGACCAACCGGCACTCTGCATACTAATTTCAATCAGTGCATCACTGCTACCGGGCGTTTGAGTTCATCTAATATCAATCTGCAGAACATGCCTAAACGAGGCTTTCCGATCCGCAAGGCTATGATCAGTAGGTTTGAACACGGTACGATAATTGAAGCTGATTACAGCAGTCTTGAACTCGTAGTATGCGGGGAATTAAGCCAAGATCAGCAGATAATAGCAGATGTTAAAAGCGGTAAAGATTTGCATAAGCAGACTGCTTCAATCATCTATCAGTGTGATCCATCTGTAGTTACAAAAGACCAACGTACACAGTCAAAAAAATGGTCTTTCGGCCCCGTTTATGGCGGAACTGGAGGAGGTCAGAAGGATCATATAAAGAAATATTTCACAGAGTTCTTCAATATTTACAGTGGCTTGAAGGCATATCATAAGAAGCTCACTGATGGCGTTTTGTTGGATGGTCATATCCAGACCCCGTCCGGTCGGCAGTTCTGCTGGGAGGATGCGAAGCGGCTCGGAAACGGGCGCATAACCAACCACACTCAGTGCGTAAATTATCCTGTCCAATCGTTTGCAACTGCGGATGTAGTGCCGCTGTCTTGCATCCGGGCATTAAGACGCTTCAGGGAATTAAGCCTACAATCTAAGCTTGTGCTTACCGTGCACGATTCAATCGTAGTAGACTGCCATCCTGATGAGCGGGAACCGGTTCTAGGCGCATTAAGATGGGCTATGACCGAGGTTGTTGATGAGATCACTGAGCGTTGGAATTATACGTTCACTTTGCCGCTAGAAATAGAGATTTCTGAGGGCAAAAACTGGCTAGATCAGGTTGAGTTGGATTGACACTACGCTACTAACTATGCCATACTATAAACTCACTAATAGAATTATTATAAGGATTCAGGATGACTGATCTGATAAATGCCGAAGCCGCTCTCACCCCCGAAATGGAAGCGTCTTACGCAGCATTAGCCGCCTCGCTAGGGGCTGGCCCGAATAAAAGTACAAGCACTCTTGCTCGGTTTCCGGTGCTTTCAATTATGAGCAATGAGGATGACATGCAGGGCAATGCAATCAAGCCTGATCCAAGAGGGAAATTTTATCTCAAAGGATCAGAGAAGCTTGCGTTTGCAGTGAAGGCAACCTTCAGACCACTCTCTCATCATTATCAATTTATACACTTTGATGACAGCGGTCTGGTCAATAAAAGTCGAGCGGTTATCGAATTAAAAGAAGAAGCCCGTGACATGCTTGGCACAATCAAATGTGGGAGACCTGCCTGGACAGCTATTCTAGAAATGGATCGTGAGGAAAAGAAGCGTTGGCGGGATATGCAATTTCGGCAGGTCCGGGGCTTGGTCACAATGAGCGGCAAGACTGCGGATGGTGAAGAGGTCGTGTATCAAAACACGCCCTGTATGCTGCAGCTTCGCAATTCCAATTACGGTGGATTTAAGAATTCGGTGCAGGACAGAGTTCCGGTTGGTCGAAACCTGTTCGATTTTAATGTGGAGTTGTCCAGCGAACGAAACGTAAACGGCAGCGTGAAGTGGTATACTTTTAACTACAAACCTGACTTGGCGAACCCGATACCTCCAACGATGGAGCTTTTCGAAACTCTGCAGATGATCAAGGACATGATTGATAAAGAGAACGAGTATGTAGATGAGGCTTACTACAAGGCAATCTCCGCCGGTAGCATTGATGCCCAAGCGATAGCAGCTATTGCACAAGTCGAGGATAGTCTGGACGATGACCTGACTGATGCTGCGTAATGAGCATCATTCACGATCTTTCAAATGAGCAATACCATTCAACTGCGGGTATTAGCTCCTCCGCAATTAAAACAGTCTTTAAGAAGTCGGTAGCCCATTGGAAGGGCCAGAAGATTACCAAGACTTTGGCTTTTGAAATGGGTAGTGCCGTTCATGCCCTGTTGCTTGAAGAATCCCGTGATTTAGTCGTGAAAGGGCCAAAAACCCGTGTTTCTAAAGCCTTCAAAGAGCTGGAATCTAAGTTAACGCCTGATCAGGTAATCCTCCGTGAAGTTGAGTATAACGTAGCTCAATGCATGGTAAGGTCGGTCTTGAATAATCCGGTCTGCAAAGCGGCACTGCGGCATAAAGATCGACTAAATGAAGTCTCCCTATTTGCAGACTGTCCTCGCACCGGATTAGCACTCCGGGCAAGACCAGATCTTGCAATACTAACCGAAGGCACGTTGTATGACGTAAAAACAACTCAAGACTGCACTCCCAAAGGATTTGCATCCGAAACGTTCCGGTATGCGTATCATATACAAGCAGCCGCATATATTTACATCGCACAACTCTGCGGCTGGGATGTAACCAGCTTCAAGTTTATTTGTGTCGAGAAGGCAGCACCATACGCCAGCCATATGTTCGAGGTCAGCCCCGAATTGCTAGCTAAAGCCACTGAGCAAATGCATCATACTCTGGACATTATTGCCGCCGCCCAAAAGAGCGGCAACTACGGCACGGGCTGGGGTGACTGTACAACTTTAGAACTACCTGTATGGCTATAACAACTTCGTCGGCCAAGCAAAAAGGCCGTAAGCATCAGCAATGGGTGCGGGATTCAATTCTCGCCCTATTCCCCACAAC